ATTCTTTGAAATGAGTTTAGGATTTGTATTATTCTTGATTTGCGCGAACCTAGTTCTCAGCATATCTAGAAACATTTTTTGGTCAGATTCATCAAAGCATAGACTAAATGGACCTCCATCTTTTATGTAGAATATAGACATGATTGCTTGTTTGTAGTCGGGAAATATCTTAGAGATAGCGTAGTAATACAAAAGAAGTTGCGGATCTACGGATAGTTTCTCGTAGGTCTTTTCTTCTCCGCTGGCCCAGTCTATTCTGCGGCCAGTCTTCCAGTCTATAACTTCGATAACGCCATCGTCTATCTGGGTTACAAGATCAATTGTACCCTTAATGGCTAGGTTGCCTTCCAGCTTAGTCCCGTCTGGAAGATCGTAAGAATACTTTGCCCAAGGCTCAGTAATCTCTATGTCGAAGTGAGGCTCCGCTTCCACTATATTTCTATTTCTCGGATCAAACTGACCGTTGTTATAGTGAAGGGCCATCCAAGACCATTTTTCGCAATCTCGAAAATCTTTTCCCGTAAAGGCGTGGGGGGATTCGTTTGTATAATGCTCGTAACTTTTTACTATTAGGGTGTTGACAAATTTTTCAGACTTAATCTTATCCTTGGTTATTCTAATTCTGCCAAGCACATCATCCTTGAAGCTCTTTTTATTTTCTTGCAGAGCCTTTTTAGCTCTAGCCAAACACTCCATAACCTTGTGGACTATAGTCCCCATTTGAGCCTTTTTACCGGACACAGTGGGATGCCCCAGTACATAACTTATGTAATACTGTTGCTGACAGTAGTCATAATTATTGTAAGAAGAGCTTCTTATATAGCTAACTAACACGTTTAACCTATAAACTTTCCGACCATATCTATAAAGTTTCCTTTATAGTCAAATAGTCCAGCATGAGAAAGTGAGGATTTAGAATCCGCGTAGATTTTTCCGCCTAGCTTGGTCCAAAGCTGACAAAATCCATAGTCTTCAGAAAGATATTCACTTGTATCTTGATCAATGTAAGAATCAAAAAAGTTATACAGATTACCTGACTGAAACTCTTTTTGATCTGGATAGGGATTGTATTTTCTTTCTGGATAAGCTTCAATCATCGCTTCAAATACCCGTCTTTTAATTAGCAAAAATCCAGTAGCAAGCTGATCAACTTCTAAAAATCCGTCGTTATTTTTTGCCTCTTCGTATACAGCAAATAAACTTTTTCCCACATTTATATTATACTTGTGAGAGCCAGAAAATATCTCTTTATGATTGGATTCTGGGAAGTTTTTGTATAATAATCTGATCCTGTCTTCTTCGAGTTTTTTTATAGGATAGACACCCCCCCACGATATCTTTATCCGCCCCCACTATTCGCTGTAAACACCCCTTGTCAAAATCAAAAATATCTGAATCTATGAAAAGTAAGTGTGTGCTTTCTGTGTCTTCTAAAAATAAAGATACCAATTCATTTCTCGATCTATTGATAAGAGATCCTTGCAAAAATCTTAATGTTACAGCAATTCTCGAACCAGATAAGAACTTGAAAGAATTTATTAGACTAATCATGTAGCGATAATCTACACAATTAGAATGTACTGGAGTGGCTACAAATATTTTCATTGACTAATTTTTAATCAGTTTTGTGATTCCGCCGCCCACGTTTGCGGATTCTGTTTTTGTCTTTAGCCAGCCCCACTCAAACAGCAAATCAATCAACTGCTTATGTGTGTCTATCATTTCTAAATCCCCGTTATCTATAACCGCATCATATTCATCAAAATCGCTTAAAGCGTTCTCGCTAGAATGCTGATCTTTTTTGGAAGAACACTTGTTGAGTTTAATAATTTTACCACCAGCTTCTTTTATAGCTTCTGCTTCATCTGGAAATCTACAATCACTAATTACAGCAAAATCAGTTCCTTCACTTAAAATCTGAGCGATACACTTCTGAGACCAAATGTCGGGCTTTATGGCTCTAAAAATATCAGTGCCTAAATATTGCATAAATTCTCTAGCTGTCATGAAACTCTTTTTTCTTCCCTTGTATCCGGGTAAGAAATTCCACCTGATGGAAATGGGAGTGTTCTTATCTTTGTTAGATCCATAGCACTGATCTTCAGTCAGACCAAATAGAGCAATAGAAATGTCTTTTAAGGGTTTGGCGAAGGAGTATGATTTAACATACGGCCACATGCTGTTTGCTGCCCACATGGCGAACTCATAGTCGTCTCTCTCTACGTCGAGAAGCCCCATGGAATCCTCTGTCTCCCCCTTTTCATTCACGATGACAGAGTTGACAATCAATTTTCCATTTGAAGTAAGATCAAATTGATCAATGCAATTGTTAATCTTCATGAGGTAGCCATGTAAAAAATTGCAGCAGCTACTTTTTCCAGACTGTTTTGACCCAGCAAACCCTAGTATCTTTTGCATTTTCTCTCTCTCTTAATGTGCAAGATGTCTCCCGCGCAGACATTTGTTATTTTGTGTGTGGTTCTATTATTGATTTTATTTCTTCTACACTCATATCTCCGACATCCTTCTGTGATATTTCGGGTGATTCAATATTGAAAAGCCTTCCGCACTGATCTTTTATTTTATTTTTTGCTACTGATCCAGCTTCGTCATTATCTGTTAATAAAACAAGATTTAGTGCTCCAGATCTTTCTAAGATTATTAGTTGCTCATCGCTCAATGAACATCCAAAGATTCCAACAGCGTTGTAAATACCCGCTTCGTCCAATCTCCATACGTCGCCTTGACCCTCTACGAGCACAACTGTTTCTGATTCAGCAATATATTTCTTTGAGTACCAGTAGTTGTATAAGCAGGAAGATTTTCTGAATCCTTTGCTGTGTATCCATTTTGGTTTGACCGTCTCGCACTGACTTCTTCCAATGCACCCGATCATATACTCGTGATCATCGTCATATATTGGAACAACAATCCTGTTATACATCATCTTGTCGGGATTGTCGCAAATTCCCACATCAAATTTGTCTAAAGTTTCTGATAAGTATCCTCTGTCGGTGTAATATTGTACCGCACTATTGAGATCTTGTCTCACTTTTTCTCTTGTTATCTTCCCAGATTGCTCTCTTTTTTCCTTCATTAAAATATGGGAGCTTCTAATAAAATTGTCCTTGTCTTTTTCTTGCGGGACATCTTTTATGCTATCTAATTTACAGTCCAAAAAATCCAAACAAAATTTAATGGTATCAGAAAATCCGTATGGCGAACCTTTTCTATAAGAAAGAATCCCTCTCACAAGACCGATCATTGTATTTTTGTAGGTTGCTTCACAACTGTGGGTCCAACAACACCAGTTTCCGGCTAGGGTATCTCCCTCGGTAAAGATAGTTAGGGCTGTAGTATTATCTCCACCGTGTACAGGACACGCAAACGTAATCCTATTCTGCAATTCTTCGTGCTCGATATCGAATAAGTCCAGTAGATCGGTAGCCCGTTCAAAAAGCTTTTTCGAAATCTGACTTAGTTGATTTTGACTAAGCCTGTTAGACACCTGTTGCATCATGTTCAAAACCTTGATCATCTGATCGTCTAGATTTTTTAATCTCGTTTCTTGTTTTGTGTTCTTTTATTCTGGCTATTTCGCCTTTCATGGATATGTTTATGTAATCCCCATCTTCCAGCCCCGCTCCATGTCTAGCCACGACAGGCACAAGTTTCCTGTTTCCAATATCATCTCCATCCTCGGCTATTTCTTCGTCCGATTTTTTCTTGAATATAGTAAAGCTAGTACATAACCAAATAAGTCTATCGGACCCGCTGACTACATCCGTAGATTCTTTTGTTATACCGTCTCTGTTTAATTGAACAAATGAAAGACATGGGCAATCGTATTGTACACAAAAGTTGTGCAGCGAGGTGATCTGGAAACCTAAAACCTGATACTCCTGAAGGTTGTAGTTGATGCTGTCGGAACTCATGAGTTTCAAATAGTCGTAGATTATGAGGCAGTTCTTGGTTCTTCCATTTTCATCTACTCCGACTCGCTGTAATATCCATCTACGCATCATCGATATGGTTTGTTCAAAGGGCATACCCGCAATACTAATGTAGTCATAGGGCATCTCTTTAAATTTTTCAGCCGCCTGTTTAATCTTTTCTTTTGATACCGGATTTTTAGTGAATTTTCCCATGGCGATATCATTGATTGATACACCACTCAGATTAGCCAAGATGCGGTTAAGGTGATCCTCTTTGGACATCTCGGTGTCTAGCATTAAGACGGGGATGTTAAGCTCTCCCGCGACGTGGAGGGCTACGCTGTCCCCAAACATGCTCTTGCCAACCTTTGGTCTTGCGGCCACAAGGTCTACACATTTTCTTCGTAATCCACCGCCAATAGCATGATCATACCTTGCAAAGCCAGTGCTAACGCCTATCATGTCTGCGGGGTTCTCTTCTAGGTCGATAAGATATTCATCAACCAAGTCTCCCAGAAGGACGGGCTTGTCCTCCCTCCCTCTATTGAGAAGGGCCGTAAGTTCAAAGATCGGGTTCTCTGCTATCGCTATGATTTCATCAATGCGTTCTTCCCCGCTTACGTTAACGATATCTTTTTGACATTGAGCAAGCCTCTTCCTTACCTCTCTTGCTATCTCCAACTTGCGAAGTTTAATCGCATGTCTTCTAACATTCTCTAGGTGAATTGGGAAGTTGAAAATAGACCTAAGATAATCCATCTCCTTTTTCTTACCCATGTGGTCATTAAATCTCAGCTTGCTTGCCGCAGCGAGAATTGAAGACGCATCTACGCTACTACTTTCAGAAAGTACTTCTTTAACACACTTATAAATTATTTGGTTAGACTCTACAACAAAACTATCCGATGTTAATATATCCTCTGTATCTAAAAAAGCGTCTAAACCGTGCTGACACAACCCCGACAAGACGGCGCGTTCTGCCGCAACATCCAGCAGTTCTTGATCTGATTCCATTTATTTAATGCACCTATCGCAAATAAAGTGATCTCTTTTGTGTATTGGATGAACTTCAAATGTTTTATGGCACTTTTGACACTCTTGTGAAATCATTTCAAACGTATTTCTTTGCCTCGGAGATAGTTCTACATCTGGAGTAGAGATATCTTTATGATCTGTCCCATCATCCGTAAAGAGGTTTTCTCTTTTTATAAGGGGGATTGGGGAATTTCTAGCCATTCTGCCTCCCGCGTTCTCTGAGTCCTCCTTCTTTGAAGGGGCTATAAAATCATCTGAGGTGGATGATAAGATCGGGCTGGCCGGTGGCGTGTCTACTTCAGGCGGCTCAAAAGAGGGAGCCTCTGCATCCTGAAGATCTTCTCCGGTCAGAGATTTGTATCCCAATGCGACCCTGACCATGTCACCCTCCAGAATCCCCCTTTTAATTTGCTCAAGCGGAGTCATATTTTACCTGCCTTTCCCATTCTTCTAGGTTGTCTGAATATTTTAGTACTACAATTCTTATGTCGTTCACGCAGCACCACTCCAATTTGTCTCTGTCTCTAGCTTGAGCTTTATAGAAATTGATCTTCTTCTTGTGATAGAACGCAACATATTCATAATGTTGATGACCGTGTACTTCTACCATTAAAGATCTATTGGGAATAAAAAAGTCGGCATACAAAGTTGATTTTCTTGTATCCGTACCGCTACCCGGCAGAGAAACTTCTTCCAAAATTTTGTCGTGGGGATATATTTTTCTAAGAAGTTTTCTGGCTCTAATGTGGTATTGAGATCTGGGTCTAGAAGAGCTTTTGACATTTCTATATTTAGATAGATTCCAAGATCTCTCTTTGCCGTCTAATCCCGTTACTTTCACAGCATCTCTTTTATGTGGCCCTCAAGTTTAGTCAGAGCTTCAGGATTATCCTTAAGGAAATTATAGAGCTTATCCTGTCCCTGAAACTTTTTAGATTCTTTCTCTTCCAAAAAATCACACTGATACCAAGCTCCAGCTTTAGAGATTAATCCAATCTCACATCCTAAAGTGAGTAACTCTTGTGTGCTGTCTATCCCCGTGCCATATCTTAGCCAACTGAGACACTCTCCGCCGGGTGGCCCCATGGACGAACAGACTATTTTCCAATTAATCTGCTGTCCAATTTGTTTGCTTCCAGATTCCCACGGCTTGATATTCTTTACTTCCATTCTCGTGTCAGCTTGATATTGAATTTTCCTACCACAATCAGGAAGCCTGTGAGCACCATAGCCAGAGGTGTTAGCAATGAAGTGTGTGATGATCATGATTGTAGCTCTCTGCATAGTGATAATATTAGAGAGTTTTCTACAGAATATAGCCAGAATCCTAGGAAGACCCGCCCTGAATGATCCGGTGATATCTTCGTTTAGCTCTTTCTCTGGTATGAGAGAAGACGTAGAATCAATTATACACACACACCTATAAAATTCTTCACTGCTTATAAGTTTTACGGCGATGTCTAAAAATTGTTCTGCGCTTAGTGGTTCTTCACTAGAATGCACCACCCTTATGTCTTCAAGTTTCAGACCGTCCACCCCAGACAGGTTCATGGCCTTTAGGCGAGCCTCTGCGTCGATGTAAATAACAGGGCGAGGGTTCTTCTCATTCTGGCAGTTGGCGGCGATCTGAAGGGCTGTAGTTGTCTTGCCGCTCTTAGGATCTCCAGTAAGAATTACCCAGCTTCCCTCCTTGATTCCACCCCCAAGGGCTATGTCTATAGAGGGACTCACCTTGATTATATCAAGGTCATTCTTTTCCTCCAGAATCTCGCTACCTCTGGAGACGACGTGTCCATGTTTTTTGATAACTTCCTTTGTGGGAGCATCATCAAATTTCTTTTTACTCATCTAGATTCCTTAACCTCGACATGTCGCTCTTCTTGCCGAAAGGTTTTCTTGGCTGTGATTTACTTGAGTCTTCATAGTCAGCAATATCACCGTTTTCCTCAAGCTTCTTGAGTTTTATTTCCTCTTCCGCAATCATATTTTCTAGATTGGGAAACCTCAGAGAGTATATTTTTTTTCCTCTGTTGCTATTGAGAAACTTAACTATGGCCCTTTCGTCATACTTTTCTACAAGTTCGTTAGCTTTTATGATTTGATTAACATACGTTCTCTTCCATTTTTTAGTATTCCAGAACTTATATGCTAGAGAACCTTCATTATTTTTTTCCGCCATTCTCTGGCACATAAGTTCAGAAATATACTGTGCCGCCGTACAGTATTCTCCAGTAGAGGGAGATTTATACTTACTGCAATCGCTTTTATTTGTGGCCAACTTCAGATAACTCTCTTTTTGCGTTCTTGTTTTTAAAAATGATGAACTTTACATTATCTTCTGTAAGCTGTCTGATCTCACTATCGGTGATAAACTGACAATCAGGGACAGTATACTTTTTAATTCGCAACTGATCCCCATCCACGTTTCCAAAAATATATGAATAAGAAGTCTCTGCTGCAAACATATCTCCAGAAACACCCTTCATAT